AATGTGATGTCAAAAAGCTTTTGTAATATTAAATAATGTAAAAAACTCTTCTTATCACGTACATACACCTTGTCTAATGTGTTTAACACGCATTTTATAGCGTCTATACCAACATTTAACGTTTCGCTATGGTCGTTTGTCAATATAAACCCTTTTGCGGCATTTAACGGACGAACATAAACAGCACAAATACCACTTTTTGTAGGATGCTCTAAATTATTATATGGAATTATTTCAACAAAGGCTTCTTCCCTAACATAATTCTTAAATAACTCTAACTGCTTATCATCTTCAACTAACCAAAACATAACTCTTATTTTGATTCAATATACGATGAATTTATCTACAATCCAAGTTTAATCATAAATTTGTTCTAAAACAATATTATTACCTTTATTATGAGATCTACCAGTCATAGGAGTTCCATCTGCCATTATGTGATATTCTCCAATATATGCTGTTCCATCAGGGAGGACAAGTCCATCTCCATTAGACATTAATACTTCATTAATACCCTCAACATAAAATTCTAAATAATTACTATTTAAAAATTCATCAAACCCTTTTAAACCTTTTCTTTCTTCTATTAATCTTATTTGACCAGAGTTAGCATTTGTTATTTCTAATTCGGGTTGTGAAGTGATTCCTTTTAAAGTCCATTGAATTTTAAATATTTTATATATTACCCATACTATTTCAGGATCATTTGTACGCATTTTATCATATGTCTTTTTATTTAATTCTAAATAAGAAGGTTCATTTATTTTACATGCAAAGTATCTAGTAAACACACCAAGTTCATATTCTTCTTCTGTAGGAGTTGGATAATATTGTTGTGGGGTATATCTTACTGATGCAATGTCTGTTTCTGTAATAAAATTATATGTTGTTATCATATCTAAATTTTGCATTTGGCCTGGAACTACTTCACTATCCCAGGTGTCAACATATTGTTGAAATTCTTCATTAGTTGACTCTGCCTGCCAAATATTATCAGTAGCAATTTGAATAACTTCTAATTCTATTTGGGGTTTTTCATTGGGGTTTTTACCTGTAAAAGTTGTACCATTATACATGGTCCAATAGTGACCTATATAAGGTACTTTTGTTTCTTTATTTTGATATTCGTTTCCACGAGTATATAAATTAGTTTTTATTCTATTCTTAGGTATATACATTATTTGCCTTTATAAGGATTAGGTAAAAGATTTTGAGCAGCAGCTAGATTTTGTACATTAGTATCAAAAGTTCCAGGTAATTCTGACCATTGTGGAGAAGGATTGTTAAAATTTTCAGCTCCTCCTTGATTCACGATTTGCAATTCAAATGAACCTGCACTATATAATTTGTCTAATATTTTATTCATTGCTTGAGTAGATTGTGCTTTTGAAGGTTCAAGATAAAATTGACCTGTTCCTTTTTGTCTACCTCTTTGATTATTTTGCGTATTAAATTTAAGACCTGGGGCTATACAACCATGTAACCATTTTGGTGCTTTAGGAGCCATATGAATTAATACAGCTCCTCTAGTATACCCATTACCATATAATTTATTAAATGCATATCCTCCTCCATTATTACCTACTAACCAAAAACATCTACCATGTTTGCCACTAACATGAGATTTTACTTTATAAGTATCAGTTGGAATACAACTAACATTATTTTGATTACCCAACCATGGTAATTCTGATGTAGCAAGAGAAAATAATATAGTTTGTTCATCTTCAGCAAAAATATCCATTATCCCCAAGGTTTGTTCACCATCATCCATTATTCTAGTTACTCTCATTCTTAATAATTCTGGTAAATCTGATTCTGGTGGTGCTTCTTGGAAAACTTGAGGATTGAAAAGTTTACTTACAAATGCTTTAACACTTGATTTTACTACTGGTGGGTTTTTGGAAGTTGGAGTTGATTGAGTTTCTAAAGATGTTGTCCAACTACTTGAATCTATTGTATGGTTTACTCCTCTTACTATTATTTCTACTGAGTCTTTATCATATGTTGGTGGTAATATTTTTTCATCTATTGTAAATTTTTGCATTAACCCAATACCTCCTATACCATCCATATCTAAACTTAAATTAAAGGGAAGGAAAAACGGTGAATTTAATTGTCCTGTACCTCCACTTCCTTGAGGTTGAGTATGTAAACCATCTAAAAGACTTAAATATTGTGTTCCTACTTCTGTAATCATTTCTATATCGTCATCCATCCAATCTCTATCTCTATAAACATCTGCAAAAACACCCCCAGTCAATCCTGATATTCCTAATGCTCCTAGAGCTCTATATCCAAAACCACTCATCACTATTTTATTTAGAGTTTTATTAATATTTTCACCTTGTTTTTTAAGATTGTCTCTTACATTTTGTTGTTCTCCTGAATATCTTTCTGCTTCCTCATCGGATACTACTCCATCTTCATCATAATCTGCTTCTTCAAAATCTTCTGGGTCTGTGTTGGTTTTTGTAGGTATAACTCTATCTATTAACCCACTATTATAATTAGAAAAAGAAGTGGCATTTCCTGCTACTTGATTACCATTACTTTGAGCTCCTATAGTTAACATAGATGAAAAGTTAGAAGAAATACTACCATCTATTCCTATATTTCTTACTATACTACCCCCAACACCATTTGTAAACCCAAAAGTATTAAATCTGCAAGGTTCTGCAGCTGTTACTTCTGGAGGGGGAGTGTTGAATCTTTGTGGTATATTTTCAAAAAATCCTACTCTTGTACCATCTGCAGAGTTTTTTATTATTATGTCATTTAAACCACCTAAAGATCTACTACAATCCCCAATAAGAGTATTTAGAAAATCTAACATGGATTTTGAACCATCCTCAGATTTACCTATAGCCTCTAAAACTGCTGCTATATGATTAATGTTTATATATAGACAAGATAATCTACCTAAATATGTTTCACCAGCACCCCAATCTGCTCCTCTTTGTAAAGTTTTATTAAGATTAGATGGTTTATCTTCTAATTGAGCGAATTCCATATTAAAACCTTGTTTTACAAATTCTTCCCCAAACATTGAGGGTGTTATGTTATTTTCATAATAAGGTATTAAACATATTTTAGGATTACATGAAAATTGACCTGGTATCTTTTTAATAAAATTTCTATCTTTATCAAGATCATTAAAATTCATATCAAAATAAAAATATGGAACTTTTCTTTTTTCTGTATGGGGTACAATATTTTTTTGTATTAATGCTATAAGATATCCAAATGTTATAAAAATTTGAGGTGATTCATTTCTATTTACATCCATATTTATACCACCAAGAGCTAATAAAGCCTTAGGTATTACTATTCCTCTAGTTTCCATTTCACCTGTTGTACTATTGATCATAGGAAAATCTTCTATAACTGCATCTTTAATATGGTCCTTTTGATTTCCACTACCTATAGTTAAAAGAGGTTTGACCATAGCATCAATAGTATCTCCTACAAATCTTCCTATATCATCAAAAACATTAAGTTTTTGGAAGAAAGTTTTATTTTCAATAGGTGGTTTAGGTGGTCTTAAGTCATTTGATGCTTTTTGGTATATATTATATAGTATACTATTTAATGTTGTTTTGTAAGCATTTGATATTATTGGAGGTGAATCATCATCTTCTTCCTCTTCTTCAGATGGACCCGTATAACCCTCTGCAGATCCAGCATTAATATTCATTTTTAAAGATTCTATTATTTCTCCTAATCCTGTTAGATTAACTATACAATCATAACTTCCATCAGGATTTAAATTCCATTTAAAATTAGTTATTTTACCATATACTCCCTCATAATTACCAGATCTACGTTTTCTTTCCGCTAATATTTTTTGCACTAATATATGTTGGTTTGCTCCTTGAATATTTGGATCAAATAAATAACTAAGTGCTGGTGAGTAAAAATTATCAAATTGGCCTAATACAGTACCTGTATTACCACCATCTGTATCTAAATACGTACTCCACCCAAATTCTAATAATAAAGAATATCCAGGTCTCATGTATAAAGCATCAACTAATGCAAATTGATTTCTACTATAACATTTTATGGTAATTTCTGTTTTAGTTAAAGCACCATTATTTAAAAATTTAACCGATGCTCCTGTAATACCAGGCATAGGTACTAATCCTCTATTTGATACTCCTCCCCAACCATAAGCTCCATTAAATGTTTGATTTGTTAAATTTAAACCAGCATTAGCTCTATAGGAGTCAGCAGTTAAAGCTATAGATCCTCCTTGCAATATAAAATTTCTAGCTGCTCCTGGGCCTGTTATTTCATTTTCATTAATACCATCTAAACCACCTAATCGTTTTAAAATATCAATTCCTCCACCTTCATCAGAATAAAAATCAACAGAACTAGCTAATCTAAGCCATGGGGTTTTTGATTGTTGATAAAGGAGATTTACTGGGTTACTACTACTACCCTCGCCTAATGATTTTTGTCTAGCTTCTATTTGTTTAGTGACCCATGGAAAGAAAGGACCACCCATTATATTTCCTGCCATAATTATAACTCATTTAATTTATTAAAACTATCTATAATCCCACTAATGTCTCTTGGGATTGCTAATTGTGAACCTGGTGATAAATAAAGTGAACCAAAATTAACTTTATCTGGATTTGTAATAGCTATTATCCAATAAAGAGTTACATCTCCATAAAATTGGTATGCTAATAAATCTAACCTATCACCAAATTCAGTTTGAACATAAATGTCATTTGCACTTGGAGCAATTTCAGGATAACTAACGGTTTTATAGTATTTATCCCTAATAGTTCCAACAAATCTATTTTCATTTCTTAATATTGTTATATCCTGATATCTATTCATATTTTTTATTAAATAGCATTACTTTCATTTGACCCTTGTTGATTATAATCTATAGCATAAGTATCTTCATAATTTGTTCTTCCTGCTGAATTTGCTAATGCTATATATTTCTGTGTTGGATCTTCTAAACTATCAGCTTTTGCAGGGACAAAACTTTGTATTGGTGTAAATGACATTCCTGTTACTTTAATCATATGTGGTAATTCTTTAACTGATTCATCATTTCCACCTTCTTCATTAATTGCTATTTCCCATGTTGATTCCATTGGTACTGTATAAGTTAAACCTTTTATTATTCCTGCTTGCTCATATAAATATCCTCCTACCGTTAAACGTACAATATTTCCTCGCATAAACCCAGCTGCATTATAATCTGGTGCAAGAGTTGATGCTAAATAATTTAATTTTTTATACATTGGTATAAGTTCTGCTTTAGATTGTGCATAAACTGTGAAATCCATACTTATATCTCTTCCAAATCCTTTATAATTATATAATTCTTCTCCCCTACCTACATACTGAACTGCATCCCACTTTGCTGTATAAGCATCACTAAAACCATCTATAAGTGCTCTAAAATGAATGTAAGTTGCTGTTCCATCTGCCTTATCATTGTTTATAACAGCTATTCTAAATTTAACAAAATCATTAGTAGCTTTTGTTAAATCTACTACAGTTGATTCATACATTTTTAATGCATTTATTTTATCTATTGCCTGTAATGTATTTGCAGCTACTCCATAATGTAAAACATTTTTTACTCCTAAATTACTACCTTTACCTGGGTCCCCTTGATTTACTCTAACTTGTTTATTTTTAGTTGTATAATTTGGTGAAATGGATAATACTGATGACACAGCATTTGGATCTTGAGCTGTTGATAACCCAAAATCTTTTATTATATTTTTTCTAAAATCAGATACATTAGTTAATCCTGATTCAGATGCTACATCTTTTTCATAAAGCTCATCTTGTGTTAAAACACGAGTACCTCTTATATCTAGTTTTAAATCATTTGATGTTAATCTATCATTTCCGGTTAATCCAGCATATACACTATTATTAAAATTATAAATACTACCTGCTGGTTGGTCTGTGTAATTACTAGAACCAAGATTAAGGGCTAAACCCTCAATTAATCCATAACCAGCAAAATCAGGATAAATACTAGCAAATGTTCCAGTAACACCTGATCCAGACACAAATAAATTTCCTTTTGATACTTGAGAAGCTTCAGCATTTGGTGTACCTGTTCCAGCTGGTGCTTTACCATATACACTATAATTATTAGGTCCATCTGGGTTTATGAAAGGAACATCTTTTGGTAGTTTTGCGCTTTGTAAACCTGTTCTTTGATCTGCAAATGGAATATTAGTATTTCCTATACCTAAAAGTGAACCTGGTCCTCCACCATATTGTAATACATTAGTTTGAGTATCTCCTCCCGGGTTTAATGTTATATTACCTCTTAATGTTTGTGATGTTGTGTTAGTATTAACTGCATTATTTAGGTTAACTAATCTATTTGAATCTTCAATATCATTAGTTAAGTTTTGTTGGTTTACTGTAGAAAAATAAGTATTTAAACCTGCTGAAGGGAAAAATCCATTAAATTGATCACCTCCTATTCCCGTCATTGGGGAAGTTGGATCTAACCCTAATAAATTTAAATGTGCGCCTAAAAAGCCTACTCCTGCTTGAGCTAATGTACCCACTGGTGTGTATATACCTTGATTAAGTGCTCCTCCAGCATAACCTAAACCAAAAGAAGCTTCTGTTTTTACATTATTACGTGATAATACATTTTGTTTAGCTATGAATTCAAACCCGTTTGGCGACTTAGTATCAAACAACATTTGTGTTAGTCTACTGACGTCAGTTAACGCAGCATTTGCGGCCTTTAATCCACCCCTTAATAAAAAATCAACCCCTCCATTAGATTGTGGGGTTCCATCAAGTTGTTGTTCAAAAGTATCATTTGCTCCTGGGATAGATTTAACAATATATGGTTGACCACTTTTACCTTGATCCCACCTATCACCCCCACTTGAAGTATACTTCAACTTGTTAAAATCAGTAGTTGAATTTATTAACGGCATTATGTGTGTATTACTTAGTTGCTCCTTGACCTAATATAAAACTATCGTATGTACTATTATTATTGTAAGTATTAAACCCAGCTCCTGCTGCTACACCATTTTGAGGTCCTGTAAAAGGTTGAAGTCCTGTTGGAGATGGTAAAGATACATTACCAGAAGCTCCACCTGCATTAGTAAGTCTAGGTGATACATCTGCTGATATTGGATTGCCATCATATGAATATAAATCATGCATTGTTGATCTAGCAAGATTAGCATCCATACTACCTGGTGTAGATACTGGTTGGGATGGGTTATTTGGATATCCTAATACGGACCCATTGGATTCAAATTTGTTTTCTAATGATTGTGCCATAATTATTTAATTTTAATTGTTTTGTTATAAATATTAACCCATTTTGGAGGATGCAATTGCTAGATTTTTTCCTACTTTAGCTCCATCTAAAAGAACATCTCCTCCTTTTTCTACTATTGCAATAAGTTGATCTAGTTTTTCAACTATTTGCATTTGAGCATCATCACCCTCATCTCCTCCTCCTAACATTCCTCCTAATGCTGCAATTGGAGATGCAATTGCTGCCATTACTCCTGATGCTGCCCCTGTTACAGCACTAGTTATAGCAAAATCTTCTAACTTATCTAATTTACTACCATCAATATCACCTAAAGCTGATCCTACTTCTCTTAATGCTTGAGCCATTCCCATCAATGCTGTTGCAGCTAATGATAATCCAGGACCCATTAAAGCTAATGGTACTAAAGCTAATGACATAGCACCTAATGCAAAAGATCCCAATATCATCAAAGGTGCCATAAGTCCTAATCCTGCCATTGCTAGTCCTAACCCAGGTAGAACTTCTGAAAATACTCTTATTTGTTCTATATCTACATTCCCCATTGCAGCAAAAGCTAATGAAACAGCCATCATACCTAATCCTAATACTACTAATGCTGCTGATCCAGCTGCAATAAATGGTGCTAAAAATCCTAATCCTGCTGCTGCTAATGCTAATAAAGGTAACATTAAAGAAAATGCAATCATTTTATTTATATCTACCTCAGCTAATAAACTAAAAGCGTATGCAGCTGGTATTAATGCTAATGCTAATATTCCCATAGCTAATGCTCCTACTATAATATTTCCTCCTATATTACCCATTACTGCCATTGTAAGTCCTAACATAGCTAATGAAGCTGAAAATGCTATCATTTGTATAGGATCTACATCTTTAATCATCATTAAAGCTAAAGCAAATGCTCCTCCTAAAACTAAACCAGCTACACCTAATGCTACTGCTCCTTTTATTACATTACCCATCTGTTTACCAATAGAAGCCAAACCATCACCTAAACCTTTTAAATATGCTTTTATTCCTTCTCCGGATTTTTTATCCATTCCCTTTGTATCAGGTTTTTTCTTAAGATCAGGTGTATCATCTTTTCCACCTTTAGATCCTCCCATACCTGATAAAGCCTTAGCAGCACCTTTAGCCATATCCATTGTACTTTTTGCTGCATCAGCAAGACCTCCTGCTATCTTACCAACTACAACAGCTCCAATTGCAATCATTGATGCTTCTATAAGAAAAGTATTATCTAATATAGGCATCATTTTATCAAGGAAAGCAGCTGCTCCTTGAGTCATTTTATCCATTACTTTAGATATTGTTTCTTGGGCTGTTAATCGTTTTGCTTCAGATACAGATACATCTGCTGCCTTAGCTGCTTGTTCTGCTGTTAAACCATTAGCTATTTTTTGTTGATAAATCATTTTAGCCATTTCATCCCTAGACATACCCATAGCTTTAGCTGTAGCTTCTTGTTGTATTCTATTACCTGATGAAAATGCTCCTAATATTGCTTGGTTTTTACCTATTTCTTTAGCTACCCCTGCTAAATCATTATTTAATGCTAATTGTCTAGCTTTATCTAAATTTAATTGCTTACCTGTTAATAATTCAGCTTCCATTTCAGCTTCAATAGAAGATTCAAAATCTAACAATGAACCTGCTATTTTATCTACTTGCTCTAGTGATAACCCTAATTTTCGGGCTTCCATAGCAGCTTGTTGTATTTTTTCTGGTTGGCTTCCTAACGATAATGAAACGGCTGCTGATGCATTTCCTACATCTGATATTACATCTTTTAGATTAAGACCTGTTTTATTAGTTTTAACAAATGATTTAAATGATGCTTCCATTTCAGCCGTAACTGTAGATAATTCCTTACCACTTATTTTAGCCATTTTAGCTAAATTAGCTGCTTCTTTAGCACCTAATCCCATATTTTCTGTTAAATCAGCTACTTCAGTAATGGTTTCTGCTGAAAAAACTACTTGAGCATTTACCCCTAATTCCTTAGTTAAGGCTACTACTCCTTTCATATAATCAATAGTAGTAACCATTTTGGTGTTCATACTACCTTGTAAATCTACATTTTGTCCTGTTATTTGCCTAAAATTCTTTTGTTCTTTGGCAAGTGCCCCCATGCTCTTTATTATAGCACCTATTACAACAGCAGGGTCAGTAAGAGTTGCAAAAGCAGAGCCAATAGCTGATCCAACACCAGCTGCTAATACTCTCATTTTACCAAATGATTTATTACCTTTGGCTACTGAATCAGCAGTCTTTTCCATGTCTTTTTGAACTTTATCAAGTTTTAGAGCTTTTGCAAATGGTCCTGCCATAGCAGTTAACCCAGATAGTAATCCACCAGCTACCCCCATTGCTTCGTTTGATTTCTTTCTAAGTTCTACTTCTTTCTGAATGTCCTTTAAAAAATCTTTTTCTTGGATTTGCTTCGCATCCCCAGCTGCTAATAAAGCTTGCTCATTAGCACTTAATACTGCTCCAAGTTTTTGTTTCGCTGCAACCTCCTTTAATGCAAATGTAATTTGATCAGCTGATGATTTTGCTCTTTTTTGGAGGTTAGTTAATTGTTCATCTGATAACCTATTACCTTCTTTTTGAGCATCAGCAAGTTTTCTTGATATACTAGCTAAATTATTATATTCTTTTTTAGCTTGGGCAGCATAACTTACTTGTTTTCCTAATTCACCAGATATGCTATTAAAAATACCTTGATATTCTCTATAAATATCTTGGCCCTCTTTACTAAGGTTGTTAAATTCCTTTTGTGCAGCAGCAGATTGTTTTATATTTTCAGAATTCTTGCTCATTAGAGGCTAATTTTATTATAAATATCAAAAGCATCTATTTTCTAGATGCTCTTGTAGTATAATTGGGGGAGGAAGATGGTGGTGGAGTTTGTGCGTTTTTAAGAAATTCAGGAGATGTTACCTTTCCATCAGTTGTTATTGACTTACCACTGCCACTTTGGTTTTGTGCTTTTTTAGCTTGTCTATTTTCTTCTTCATAATAATCTTTTATCTTATTAAATGTAAAGGTCCTAAGCCATATAGGCATATTATAAACGGTATGCCAATCATAACCTCCTTTACCATGAAATACTATTTCATGAATTATAGAAAATAAACTTACTCTATAAGTCTGCGTCAGGCCAAAAAAACGTAAGCCCTATAGGGACTTGGATGTCCTCTTCGCCACCCTGGATAGTCTCTACAGGAACTTTTAAATTAACATCTGGTTGGAAGTCTTTTATATAGTTTCTTAGTGCCCTGGAGTCTTGTGCTAAGAAATAATTATCTACATATTCTCTAACATCCTTTTTTTCACTTGAACCATCTACTGACACAATCATATATTTAAGACGTGTTGATAATTCAGGTGATCCATTAGGGTTTATTTTCTTCAACCCCTTAATTTCTTTTTCAATTTTCATCTCATCACCATGTGTCAATAATTTAAAAGTAATTACTGTTCCTGATTTTGGTAAAGTAAAAGGAAATTCATTTTTACCGGATTCAAAGTCTTTATTTGTTATTTTTTTATTATCAATGATTGATAAATCTATCTTAACTTCTTCACCTTTATAAGTAATTACATAATCATTACCATAACCTAGTATTCTAGCTGCTATTAATAATGCATTTTTATCACCTACTATAAGATCATTATAATCTACTTTAGAAACTATTAATGCTTTTAATAATCTATCTAATACAGTACCATTTGAAATGTATGATTGATTTGTAAGGATATCTTCTTCCTTAGCAGTCATATATTTCATTTCAATTTTACCGGATGATAGTGGATTTTCTTTATCGTAAAGTAAACCTTTTGAAGGTAAATCAACGATTTCTGTTGGGAATTTAAATTTGGTTTCGCTCATATCTTTTATTTGTTATAACTTGATTTCATGTATACATATCCAATATAAAAAAAAGCTTGACCGAAGCCAAGCTATTCTTAATAGTATGTAATTTCTTTTTAGAAATTTAACACGCAGTAATCCATTCCTAAAGTTAATGCGATAGTTTGAGCTTCCGCTTCAGTATCCCAATTAAATCCTTTAAATGTTGCATCTTTAATAAATGCACCTTTTATAATCCATTCAGAAACTACGTCTCCTACAGGACCTAATACATTAATAGTTACATCTTTTTTATAGAAATCACTATAACCATCTCTACCAGTAACTGATTCATGGTGTAATCTAACCCACTCCATAGTTGCTTGTGCTCCTGATGGTGTAATTGGATCATACAATGTCATTGATAAATCAGACCATTTAGCTTTTCCTTTTACTTTTCTATAAGTATTAATGTGATTTAATACTATTTCACCTTGCTCTATTTTGATTTCACCTACTTCTTTAATCATATAAGATGGTATACCATCTACATACATTATAAATCTATTGGCAACTTTTGGTTCAAAAGCTGTGAAAAACATCTCGTTTGGATTTACTACTGCCATTTTATTATTGTTTTATTTTATTATACATATTATGTTTTATACTTCTTATGATGGAAATTGAGCTCCAGTTGGTAAAATGTTGAAATCTAAATAAATAAATTCAGCAGTTCTTGTTGGTTGAACATATATTGCACCTACCATTTGGTTTCTATCAACTACATCCGGTCCATTATTTGAAGCATCCATTACAACTTTAAACGCGAATAAACCTTGTCTTTGTTGTACTGATTCTAAATATGGATTTACTTGTGCTAAGAAATTATTTCTTGTAGCAGCTGTATTTTGTTCAAATACTAAATTATCAGCAATTTGTACTATATAATTTTTTAATGCTATTAATAATCTTCTAACGTTTATTCTATCTAAAGCTGATGCTTGTGATTGTAATGTTTTTTGTCCAAATACTACAACTCCTTTTCCTGGGAATGTTGCTATTGGATTAACTTTTCCTGTATATAGATCATCTCTATTAGTTTGAGTTAATTTTCTTTCTGCTTGTACAACCGTACTTAAACCACCTCTATTGATACCAGCGGGAGCGAACCAAGCTTCACTTGTCTTGTCATTATACGCGTATACACCCGGAATCATCGCTGATGGTACCGACCATACCAATCGTCTTGAATCTGGATCCATTATTTGTACCCATGGCCAATAAGATGCAGCATATGAATTATCTATTGATGCAGCTTGTGCTGTTACTTGTGTTACTGATGATTCATAATCAACTAAATCTATTATTGCTATAGCATCTCCTCTTGTTTGAGTATTTTGTACTAACGTGTTTAATGGAGTTGCCATCATTGACGCTGCATAATATAATCCTGGAGCTGTTATAATGTTGTATTTGTAATCATCTTTATTTGCTAATAAATTAAAAGCATCTGTATAAGCCGCCATTTCTGTAGATGCAAATCCTTGAGTATTTGTATCTAAAATTTCATCATAATATCTAGCTGATGCTCCATTAAAAATTCTTCCTTCAGCTCCACCAAATGATCCACTTGCGTTATCTGGAAGGTAAGGTTTAAATGCTGCTTTAGCTGCACCATTATTATCAAAATAATCTGGTGTTTTATAATTTACTTGTTTTACTCTTATGAATCTTGAAGCATTTGCAAAAGATCCTGTAGATTGAATATATAAATCAGCACCTGATCCTCTTCTAGTATCTGTCATATCTCCTATTATTCTAGATATGTAGTTAGATTGATTAGGATCTAATGATACGTTAGGGAATATTTCTAATACCCTTTTAGCTGTTGCTGTATCATTACCTTGTCTAACTATTACACTAAATGTACCTTGAGCTTCATTTCTACCTTGTATTTCCCATCTAACATTATCTGTAGTACCATTTGTTAATGTTCCATTTGATCCTGATGCATCATTACTATTCATTACTACACCATCTGTTAATGTTTCTAATACAAAAGCTTCTGCATCTAATAAATCTGCATCTTGTAGTGTAAGTACTAAATCTGAATTGCCTGTTCCTACTGCTGCGGCACCTGTAAATGTAAGTGCATTACCAACTGCATATCCTGTTCCGGCTACTGCTGTTACTAATGATGTTACACCAAATGCTACATTTGGTCCTCTTGTTTGTCCTCCTGAAGCAGCTCCTAATGTTAATACACAAGCACTTGAATTTTGTAATTGTGTTGATGTTAATGTTATTACTATATCTTGTGTTGAAGCAAAAGCTCCTGTACCAATTGCACCATTATTTAAATCTGCTGTTGAAATTGTTATAGTATTACCTGCAACATAACCAGTTCCAATATTTAAAACTGTAATTGCTGATACGTTTCCAGCACCATCTCCTGTTATTGTAACTGAGGCTCCTGCACCTGCTCCACTTGTTGAACTTTGTGGTTTTGTAAATGGTCCTGTTGTGTTACCAAAACCAGTTAATCCACTAGAAATTGATAATATATTTTGAGCATTTATTAATTGTCCTGTTCCTAAAGCACCTGCTGCTATTGTTAATACTTCACCAGCAACATATCCTGATCCTACACTTGTTGCGTCAACCGTTATTGCTGTAATAGCTGGAGCTGTTGTTCCTGCTACTGTTACATCAAAAGTTGCTCCTGTACCTACTAAATTAGAAGTTACTGCTACGTCTGTATATGATGCAGCACCTGCTACTGTTGTATTTGTTGTTAATTCACCTAAAACATTATCTGAAGCTATTAATTTTCCTAAATCTTGTGATACTGTGTAATCAAAAGTTGCTCCTGTACCTGTACCCGTTTGTGAACTTGCAGCTCCAGCTGTTACTACAACACCTGCTGTTCCACCTGTAGCACCTGTAATAGATCCACTCATGTTAAAGCTATCCTGTAATATACCAGATTCAACTTCGTTTCTTACAGCTGAAGATGTTGCAGCAGTAAATGAACCAGATACTACTCTACTTACAATTAATGATGTACCACCGTTGTTAAAATAGTTATATGCTGATATAGATGTAAAGTAAGTGTATGTGTCTGAACCACTTGTAAACGTACTACCAAAATTAGCCAAATACTCTGAGTAACTTGTTACCATTTTAGGTATGTTTGCCTTACCTAAAACCGTTGGACCAACTATACAAGCTCCTGCTTGTACTGGTTGTGAAGTTATTTGAGATTGATCATTTTCTCTTGCTAATACTCCTGGGGAAATTAATGTTTCTGCCATTTTATGTTATTTTTATGATAAATATACTAAATTTTTTCAAAATTTTATTTACTTGGTAAAAATTCACCGGTTTCTAAAGAAATGGTACCAGGACCATATTTTTCTTCTAGCTCTTTAGCTAAAGTAGCTTCTTCTTGTTGTAAACCTTGTAAACTCAATTTTAATTGTTCTTTTTTTATTTGAATATTGTAATTCTGTATTTCTACAACTCCTGAAATTTCGGTAATCTTCTTTAGTCTATCTTTTAATTCTTGAATTTTACTAATTTCTTCTTTATCTAAAACTTTTCCTTTGTTAATCATTATATTTTGTTATACATATCAGAAAAACTCTAATAATGTATTATTTTTTTATTTTTATACTCCTATTACTTGTGATATATTAGAGTTTGAAATTCCATTTATCTGAGAAACGTTAGCTGGTAAAATAGAGTTAACTTTATTACCATAACCTGGTGCTTCATAATCAAATGATAAATAAATGTTACCTGTTGAATTATTTCCTACATTCCAATTTGTTATATTACTTTGATCAACTCCTACAGCTATACCATTATAATCTCCAGTGTTCATTAAAACTAATTTTAAAAATCCATCAGTCCCAGCATCGGTTATTGCTGTAGAATTTAAAGTAATAGCTTGAACAGTAGTACTATCTGGTGAATTAAAAGCATTACTATAAGGTACTAAAGGGTTTTCAATACTATCCCACCAATCACCAGTACTATAATTACTACCAACTTCTGTTCCAAATCCATTAAATTGTGCTAATCTATTACTTAAAGTTCCAGTTGAACCAGTTGAGGGTTTGAAATTAAATTTTAAATTTGATATTGTTCCCTCAGTATATCCTGTAAAATCAAATCCCCAATATGATCTTCTAAAACCAAAAGCCGCACCACCTCTAGATGAAGTTCTAATAAAACCAGAAACTATGGCATTAGTACTTGTTGTATTAGTAGTATTAGAGCTATCTTCTGCTGCTTCTCTAGCACCTGAATAACTACTCTGTCCAGAGGGACCAATTGAAGCAATTGCATTTTTCGACCAATATATATTAGGCATAGCTTAAAATTGTTTTTTAGGTAAATAATATTGGTTATAATTAAAATAACTATTTAATGGTGGGTTAACGTCATATACGTCATACGTTACATCTGAAATACCATAGTAATTTTCTGATCCTGTCATTGAATTCCACCATGTTGCTTTTCCCCCTGCTTTCATTAATGATGGTAAAACTGTAGAAAATTTATCCATATCTTGATCACCATAAGTATCCATAAATAAACCATCATAAGTACTTAATGTATCTTTTACATCATGCCAACTACCTTCTACTATAATTACATTAGATTTATCTGCAGCCCATGCTTGAGCTTTTGGAATCATATCTGGGTGGTTTTCTATAATAGTGTGTGAATTAATTGTATGTGATTGAATATATGTAGCTGATATAGCCATTCCAAATCCTATTTCAAGAATATCACCCCCTCCTTCACATATATAAGCTGCTGAAGCTGACATTAAAGTGTCTTCCCAATCCATCATAACTTCCCATTCAACACCTATAACTGCATCTGTATATATTATTTTATTTTCATTAAATTCTAAATTTTGAGATATATATACCATATTTTTATATTAACTTAATAATACCCATGTATTATCTGGATTGAAATAAAATACATCAGTAGTAGTAGCATAACCTATAATTCTAACATAATCACCTGCTGCTGTTGGAGCTGTATTATTTATTTGTCCATTATCTTTAAGATAAAGTGGAGCACCAATAGTAAACCCATGATCTTCTTGATATACAAATCCATTTAACATCATACCATCTGCATCAGGATCAGTTCCTAAAGCATATGCAAGGAATCCAGTTGCTGCAACTGAAGTATCTTTATCAGCATTTACCCAAGATGTTACACCGCCAGATGTCCAATACATTACATTATATTGAGTTGTTGAACCATTCCCCATTAAAGCAGCATTTCCTGATCCTTCATTTTCTGCTTGTTGATGGTTAAATGCAATAGCACCTGTAGCTGTACAACTTAAAAATGTGATATCAATTGATCCTGCACTTGCAAGTATTTTAAAATTTGATTCTACTGATAAATTTGGTGATGAACCATTTAAGGTCATTATACCATTATTGGTTGATCCTGTTATACTAGCTATTCCTGAAGTTCCTGAAGATCCTGAAGATCCTGAGGATCCACTTGAACCTGATCCTCCTGTATTACCTGAAGTACCACTTGAACCACTTGATCCTGATGATCCACTTGAACCTGATCCTCCTGTATTACCTGAAGTACCTGATGATCCTGATGAACCTGAAGCACCTGATGATCCACTTGAACCTGATCCTCCTGTTGCACCTGAAGTTCCTGAAGATCCTGAAGATCCTGAAGATCCACTTGAACCTGATCCTCCTGTATTACCTGAAGTACCACTTGAACCACTTGATCCTGAAGCACCTGAAGATCCACTTGAACCTGATCCTCCTGTATTACCTGAAGTTCCTGAAGAACCTGATGAACCTGATGAACCACTTGAACCTGATCCTCCTGTATTACCTGATGTTCCTGAAGAACCTGAGCTACCTGAAGCACCTGAAGATCCTGATGATCCTGAAGATCCTGAAGATCCTGAAGATCCACTTGAACCTGATCCTCCTGTATTACCTGATGTTCCTGAAGAACCACTTG